CTTCATCATAAGGACAATCAAAGTCAGGAACCATTGGAAGTCCACTGAAGTCTACGCCCTTAAATCCACCATTAAGCTCCATGCTAGACGTATAACGTCTGTCTGGACTTAATAGTTGCCCGTAAGCACTAAATACATCGTGGTGAGTTAAGATATACTTTGGTTCACCCTTTTTCATTGCCTCTAAGTGAGTGCTGTGAAGAAGAGCATCTGTCAAGCTACGTTGTGTTGTTGAATCATCCACAAAAGCCTTCCACCAAATATATGTGGAGCGAGCTTGTCCTTGGAATGTATCCAAGTTAGTTGAGTCATCAATAATAGCTTTAAGACCAGTCAGTTCTGCATTTACGTTTGAAGTATCTGGAGAAGAGGCTGTATGAGCCAAGTATACATAATCGTTATCAGCAATACCTGTAGCAGAAGCTACTGTCATTGTGTTATTACCTGTGATAGCTGAAATAGTGGTATAAGCTGCTGAAGCTGCTGCTGTAGCAGATGAGCTAAACATTACTGCATTACCAATATCAAAATTATCAGTAGTATTCTTACCACTCATTGGAGTATCAAAGGTAAGAGTTGTATCTGGAGAAGCATCATTAACACGACAAATTACACCTGTTCCAACACCATAACCTTGACGGCTTAATTGGCGTTGCATGTCATTTTTAGCACCTGTATATTCTGATTCCAATGCGTTAACAAGGAATTCTTTAGAACGATTAGATGCTTGAAGAGCCACATCTGTAAGCGAAACTTGATGAAAGTTATATTTCATCGCGACATTCGTTTGTAGATATGACTGGTTGCCTGCTGTAGGTAGAGTCAAAGTCTCGGAACCTGCGGCAGCACCCACATTACGTCCATAGTGAACGGTAATGTACTTGGTGGTCGCGCCAACGCTATGTGATACATTACGCAAAATATTCATGAACAAGACATTTTTTATAAAAACCTGTTCATGTACAAATTTGTCGTAAATCCTCATGGCTGCACCAGCAAGATTTGTAACATTCTGTCCCATATTAAATTAGATTAAAGTAGATAAACTACATCTCTTCATCGGCAGTATCCATAGCTTCTGTAACCATCTGCCGAAGATCCAAATCTGATTTAGGAGCCTCTCCCTCACTAGGAGTATGACCACCTTCAATCGGAGAAGGAGTTTCTACATCTTGAACCTTTTTTGGTTCTGTCATACGTTTCTTGGCTTCGAAATCAACAATTTCATTATGATATCGTTCATTAAAAGCCTGTTTAGGAGTTAAATATAAGAAATCATTATCTTTTTGCCATCGTACTATTTCGTCATCATCATACTTTGGCTTGCCATCTTTGCCATCCCATTCTTTTTCCATTTCCTTAATTTCTTTTTTAATAAGCCCTTGTTTACTCTTTAAATCCTCTTCTTTTGTCCTCTCTTCGTTGCCTTTTTTAATCATCTCCTGAACTTGTGATTCAGTAAGAGGAGTTTCTTCCGCAGGAGTTTCTTCCTCTGGACTAAAGACACCTTCAAGTTTCTGAATAGTATCTTGGGATTTTTCAAGAGAAGTTTGGATTTCACCGATTTGTTTCTTAGATTCTTCAGCGTCCATTTTTCTAAATTCCCTCTCTTCTTTAAGAGCCGTATTAAGATTGTCAATTTGCTCCTGTTTTTCTTTTGCAGTTTTATCATCCTTTGGAGTTTCAGCTGGAGTCTCTTTTGGAGCCTCTACTGGAGTTTGATCTATTGCTTTAGATTCTCCTGGTTGATTAGGTTTTACGTCGTTAGACGGTGCAGCTTCAGGTGATTTTGGATCGGACGGTGATCCACCCTCATCCGTAGGTTTTGGTACGTCCTTAGTGTCTTGTGGCATAATACTTTTTTAATTATTAACGATAATTTGATGACCCAGTAGCCGATCTGGGAATTTAATTATTTTGATTGTTCTGCGACCTTTTTTTCCTGTGCTCTGGCAAATTCTCTTGCACCCTTGAAGTCGCCCCTTTTAAGATGTTCTGAAATTCTTCGAGAAATAATATTAAAGTGCTCCCCACCTACAATACCTTCAGGTAATTTTCTCATTAACCTTCTCTTTAACTTAGAGGGAAAAAGCAATCCAACCGTTGCTTTCCTTGTCTTAATAGCAGATTTAGCACGACTAGGTGCACTTAATACGCTACCGCCTGTTTTTTCTACTCCTTCTCGTATTCGTTTGAGAAACGACTTTGGGTTTATTGGCATATTTTCTTTTAGTTATATTTTTAAGTGTTTGTGTATTAGCTCCCATATTGTTGTTCATTAGCTATATGATCATCGAAGATATCTTTGGCTTGTTCGTAAGCATCCTGATTCTGCTGAATGAATATCATATGAAGCTCTAAATGTTCAGGTGTCCAGAGAGCCTGTGGAGTCATTGGAGGTATTTGACTTGCTGCCATAGCCATATTCTCTTGATCAGCCAAATCAGCAGTATCCTCTGGTGCATCTCCATCACTTCTATGACTTTCCTTCTGTTTAACCATTTCTTCTTTAAATTTCTCTTCTTTATTCTTTTTTACCCTTGCTATAATGTCCCCAACGTTTGAGATAGAGAGTTTTTCAAGCAATGTTTGTTCATCAACTATTCCTGCTTCTGCTAATCGAATTAACCACTCTCTCCTGTTTTCTTCATTATAAGATATCTCGGGAACTATTGCAACCTTAACTTGTGAAGAATTTATTTGAATAGCATCCTCTGGAGCATTCTTAACATCCCCAATAAACTTAATTTTCTCATTTTCTTCAATAATTTCTTCAGAAACTAATTGATTATCTGCAATAACTTCTAGAATAAATTCGCCAACATCAGCCAAAAACATCTCTAAATTCTCGATTGGCTCTGCAACAGTTTGTGCATCTGCCGCTTGTAATGCTTCAATACCCTTGCCAGATTGCACAGAAGATGGTGCTCTTCCCAATGAAGCCTCACGAATCCCGCCTAATTCTTCTATCCAACGCTCTAATCCTTGTATATAAGTAAATGGAGTTGAAGGAAGTGGTTGTAGATTTTGCTGTACAGGGGCTGTAGAACCCTTATAATAAATCTTTTCAGCTCCTTTATCGGTTATAGAAGAGACCTCAACACCCTGTTTAATAAGATATTTACCTGCAAGCATTCTCTGAATATAACCCTCAACTTGAGAAACACTCTTATCTAAAGATTTATTCATTGAAATAAGGTCTTTAATCCAAGCATTACTATAAATAGCATTAGCATCTCTTTCAGGATTATAGCTAAATATAGGATATCTGCGATAATTTGGCTCATATACCCTTATTAATTGCCCACCAGCAGTGGTTAATACGCGAACAAAAGGCTTTCCTGTTTCATCATTCCATTTAATCCATACCTCTCTAACCATAGTAGATTCTAGATCTTCAGAAGATTTTACCTTATCACTTCCATATTTCTCCATATCTAGAAGATCTTTATATTGTGTTGCTGTTTCCTCATCTCCACCTCTTAAATCGCCTTTAACTGTATAATTAGGATTATTCTTAATTGAATTTATGGGTTTTTTAAACGCCTTTATAATATAACGGCATTTTTGAACACTTGGTGCAAGAGGATCAAAGAATACATCAAAAGTATCATCAACCCAGAAATCTAGGTAATTTTTACCTCCACGCTGTATTAACCCACCCTCTAATATACCAACTGAAAATTTCAATGAATTTGTAATAACATCAGTTAAATGCAAAGGAATTCTGCGAGTTCTATAGATATTCTGAAGAATCTTATTCTGTTTAATTGCTTCTGCAAATGCTTCATTGGTTACATTGCTAGGATGTACTTCCCAACGAGGCTGATTTGATTTAACAAAATTCTTAACCCCGCGAATCTGTGCCTTAACCTTATTTACTGTGCGCCTAATTTCGCCTTCAGTAACAGGAATTGCCTGTACTTTATTTAATGTTTTATTATAAACAACCCAGTGGTCGCCTCTAGCAAAACGCTCATTAATATACCAATTTCTATGCAGCTTTAAATACTGCTTTACTGTATCATCGTAAAGAGTATCAATATATTGAGCTGCTTTTTTATCTCCCACATTGACTTTTTGTAAATCTGTTAAATTCATAATTTAAAATAATTAATCCAGTATTTTCTGTTAAAATTAGTTTTCATATAGTTTATTATATTCTTCCAATACAGATTTTTCTAAAGAAAAATAACTCTCATTTGTCAACGGATGAAAAATAGATACTTTTTTTTCAGCAACAGTTTTCTCTGGAAACACTAGCCTTATCTTATCCTTATCATCTAATCTTGTAAATAATGCAATATTATTAAGAAAAAGCCAATCATCTACAATAAAAGATACAAAGCCTACATGTCCTTCTTTCGGAACTATCCTATGAATTTTTATTTTACTGATTATCATTTTGCTTTATGGCTTGTATAAGCTCTTCTGGCGGCACTTGATCTAACTCTACTATTTCATCCTCTGGAGGTGCTACAGATATCTTTCCTTCTATGGGAATAGAATCTGAATAACTATCTAGATCTTGGCTTTTAATTGCCTAACAGCTTCACGAAATCTCTCCACTTCCGCTTTTTGATTCTTTTTATCATTAAAGTAGATAAAAGCTAGAGATGAAATAAATAGAACTGATAATATAATTGGTGCAAATAGAACTGATAATAT